GTCCATCGTCTTGGGGATCGCGATGACTTTGACGCCTTCCTTGTCGAGGCGCGCGGCATAGCTCAGCGTGTCGTCGCCACCGATGGCGATCACATAGTCCACGTCGAGCTTCGCCAAGTTCGCGAGGACCGCCTTGGTGACGTCAAAGGTAACGACGGGCTTGCCATCCTTACCGATGGTCTCCGTGGAAGGGAATTCCTGGCCCTTGAGGTGGTCGGGCAAGGACTTCATCTTCGCCGGGTTGGTGCGGCTGGAATGCAGGAATGTACCGCCGGTGCGATCGATGGTTCGGGTGACGAGCCGGTCGAGAGGCAGAACGTAGCGGCTCTTGCTTTCGGGATCGTCGAGGTTGAGATGAGTGAGTCCTTCCCATCCGCGGCGAATGCCGATGACTTCGCTGTCGAGTTCGGTAGCGCGGTAGGTAACTTCTTTGATGACCGAGTTGAGTCCCGGGACGTCTCCGCCGCCGGTGAGGATCACGATTCGTTTGGCCATGGTTTCTCCTGGAAAAGCTCTGGAATAGGAGTGCCATTTCAGTATACCCGCTCCGGTATGGAAGGGCGGACGAGGGGGAAGCACAAAGACATTGACACAAGAGTTGAAAGAAAAATCCCTTCAGTATCAAGATCTTGCGCGATCCGGTGAGGATGGCGGGTTGACCGCTGCGAGTAGTCTGCATCTGCGGGGGGCGCTGAGAAGATGACTGCAAACAAGGACAAACAACTCGAGGGGGCGAAGAAGAGGGCAAGACTGGCACCGGCAGCGAAGAAGGTAAAGCCCCGAGCCAAGGAGCGCGGCGGGAGCACCCGTGGAGTGTCGGCAGCGAAAGCAGCGAGGGTCTCAAGCAAGCCCAGCCAGAAGAAGATTGCAGCCGACGAGAGGCCGGGGAACGAAAGGTCGCAGACGGGGACGACGGAGCGCGCAGAGGAGAATCCACAGGACGTTGCAGCCAGCGGAGCCGGGGCGACGAATGAGAACGAGGTGATCGAGAAAGCGCCTGGCAACTGCGACGAAGGCGTGGGTAAGAGCAGTGGAGCCAAGAGCACCAACGGCGGTGTCGATCCGGTTAAGCCGCTCACCGAGGCTGGCAAGAAGCGGTTGGTAAACAAACTGCTTGGGCTGGCGGAAACACAGGCCACGCAGGGCGGCTTCAAGATCACGCCCGCGGACCTGATCCGGCTGATGCAACTGCACAAGGAGATGACTCCGCAGAGAGATCGCAAGGTGACCGTGCAATGGATTGAGGACAAGCCGGAATGAAGCGCGCGATCCGGTATAGCCCGCTGCCTTCGCAGGGGCGCTTTCACAAGCTGGATTCGCGATTCAAAGGATTCTCCGGACCGGTTGGTTCGGGCAAGAGCCAGGCGCTGTGCCAGGAGGCGATCAAGCTCGCCTATGTCAACGCCGGGCGCATGGGGTTGATCGGCGCGCCGACTTATCCGATGTTGCGGGATGCGACGTTGATGTCGATGCTGGCGGTACTCGAAGAGAACACGATTCCGTTCGACATGAACAAGGCGGAGAACACGCTGACGCTAGAGGACACGGGTTCGAAGATCCTGTTCCGGTCGATGGACGATTACGAGCGTCTGCGCGGCACGAACCTGGCATGGTTCGGCATAGACGAGTTGACTTACACGCACGAAGAGGCCTGGATCCGGCTGGAAGCAAGGTTGCGAGATCCGGAAGCGACGAGGCTGTGCGGCTACGGGGTATGGACACCGAAGGGATTCGACTGGGTGTACCGGAGGTTCATCCGGGGGACGACCGAAGGTTATGGGTGCGTGCTGGCACGGGCGAACGAGAACCGGTATCTGCTCGAAAAAGTGCCGGACTTTTACGCCCGGCTGAAGACGAGCTACGACGAGGCATTTTATAAGCAAGAGGTTCTAGGAGAGTACCTGAACCCGAAGAGCGGGCTGGTATATCACGCGTTTGACAGAAACGCGAGCGTGCAGGAACAGCAAGGCGACGCGGAGATGCCGCTGCTATGGGCGCTGGACTTCAACGTAAATCCGATGAGCTCCATCGTCGCGCAGAAGGACGGCAGCACGGTGCGGGTCCTGGACGAGATCGTGCTGAGCCGGGCGAGCACGCTGGACGCGTGCGAGGAGTTCGTGAAGCGATATCCGCAATGGGCGCGAGGCCTGGTGGTGTATGCCGACGCATCGGCGTTTCACATGCAGACGGCGGGTACGAGCGACTACAACATGCTGCGGGACTTCTTTGCGGAGCACGGGAAGCACACGGTGCAATACCGGATTCCGAGAGCGAATCCGAGTGTGCAGATGAGGGTGCGACTGGTGAACGGAAAGCTGAAGGCCGCGGACGGCGAGACGACGCTGCTGGTAGATCCGCGATGCAAAGAGCTGATCGCGGACTTCGACGAGGTGAGCTTTGCGCGGGATTCGCTGGACATCGATAAAGACAACGATCCGAAGCGAACTCATTTATCGGACGCATTGGGCTACCTGATCTGGCAGGAGTTCGGCGGGCGCGGGCGAATGAATGGCGAGCGAGGCAGGCCGATTGTGTGACCAGACGCTTCGCGACGGAATGTGTTGGAGACGGTTGAGATGAGGCGGGCGGGGGATGGCCGGCGGATCCAGTGGAGAGGAGCCGCCGGCGATTCCCCCGACTGGCAGCACAAGGTTACGGACAGCAGACTGGCGGGACCTGGGGGCCCCGCGCGGACCAGAGGGTCCGCCCCACATTGCACGAGCGAAGACGAAACTTGCGGGGCCTGGAGGCCCCGCGCGGCGCTGGAGCGCCGCCCCACGTGCATGGAGAGCCGCCCCACATTGCGGCAAGGAAGGCGAGGAAAGACAATGATCGATGTCCGAAAAGAACATCCCGAATACGTCGCGCTGAACGCGGTGTGGCCGAAATACCGCGATATGTATGCCGGGGGCGAGCAGTTCACATCCCGCGCATCGCAGTATCTGATTCCCCGACTTCGCGAGCCAAACGACGTGTTTCTGGAGCGCACGAGCCGGGCGTTCTACGAGAACTACATCGGGTCGATCATCGATTGGTATGCCGCCACGTTGTTCAGGCGCGAACCGACGCTCACGTTTGAAGGGCAGGACGATCGGGCACGGGAGTTCTATAGCGCGTTCGCGGACGACTGCGATCTGCGCGGATCGACGCTGAGCGATTTCTTCCGCAGGCAGACGAGCGAAGCGTTGGTGACAGGACGCAGTTACGTCGTGATCGACTTCCCCGATCTCGGGCGTCGAGCGAAAAACCGGGCGGAGGAAGACAAGCTCGGATTGAGCCGGGCATATCTTTGCGAATACGCGGCCGAGAGCCTGGTGAACTGGCAGCGGAACGAGCGGGGCGAATTCGATTGGGTCGTGCTGAGAACGGAACGGCGTGTTGACGAACCGGAGACCAGCGAGTGGGCGACGAAGCGGCGATGGGTGTATTACGGGCGGGAAGAGTTTCAAATCTACGACCAGATTGAACGCGGCGGACACGTGGGTCCTGTCGAGTTAGTGAAGCAGGGGCTGCACGGGCTGGCCAGACAGAAAGTCGTACCCGTCGTGGAGTTCAGCTTCGGCGAAGGGATGTGGCTCATGAACAAGGCCGCGTCGCTGCAGCTCGAACACTTCAACAAGTCGAACGCGCTCGGATGGGCGTTGACGATGGGCCTATTCGCGATGCCGGTAGTATACAGCGACCGGGAGTGGCAGGAGTGCGTGGGAGAGAGCTACTACCTTCAACTCGGTCCTCAGGACAAATTCGGGTGGACTGAACCAGAGGGCCACGTCTACGAGGTCGCGCTACAGAATATCGACCGCCTGAAAGAAGAGATCTACCGAGTGTGCTACGTGCTGAACCAGGCGCTCAGTTCGCAATCGAATAACACGCAGTTGACGGGACTGAGTAAGCAGCGGGATTACCTGATCACACAAGAAGTGCTGCGCGGCTTCGGCGACCGGGTGAAGGACACCTTGAAAAAGATTCTGCGGATGATTTCGGGAGCGCGCGAAGACGCGGTCCTGATCGATGTGACGGGTTTGGACGAGTTCGACATCGGCGACTTCAGCAGCGAGTTGCAGGATGCGGAGAAACTCCTGAGTCTGGGGATCGGGTCTGACACGTTTCGGGCGCAAGTGCTGAAGAAACTTGCCGCGAAGTACCTTTGCGACGTTCGGCAGGAGGTCAAGAGCCAGATCGCGCAAGAGATCGATGCAAGCGTGGGGCAGAGCCGACGGGCGCTTTGAAACCGGCGCGTGGAGATTCAACTCGCGTTGCGGAGGAACGCCGACAGGCCTCCGGATGCCAGCATGAATGCCGGCACGGCACGCTGAAGCGTGCGCCACAGGGACGGTTGCGGCTTCGTTTCGGGGTAGCGGACGGAATTCGGCGGTCTTGAATAGCCACGGCTGCACGCCTGGGCTGAAGCAAAACAAACAATTGGACGACAAAGGAGAGCCATGGAGCCCATAGAACAGCAGAGTGCCCGGCACGAGCCAAGCACAGAGCAGGACGTGCGGGGAATGATCCGGAACGTGATTGAAGAGTTCCTGACGACGGAGCGCCGCAAGGCAGAGCCGGCTTACAAAGCGGAGTTGCTGGAGGAGCGGAAGCGGCGCGAACAACTCGAGCGGCAGGTCAACGAACTGGTGGAAGAGAACCAGAAGGCGAAGAAATTCGCGGAAGAGAGTGACCGCAATGCTCAGATCCGAGCGGAGCTGCAGCGGCTTGGGGTGACTAAGGTCGACCTGGCGCACAAGGCGATAAAAGACGACATACAGAGAACACCGGACGGCGCGCTGGTAGCCAGAACGTCCGAGGGCGAGCTTACGGCAAAGGAGTACCTGGCGAGGTTCGTTCAGGAGAATCCGGAGTTTCTTCCGGCGCGAATCGCCGGCGGATCGGGGATGACGACGACGCCGCGTCACAGCGGAGGGTCGAGCATCGAGCTGGAATCTATCCGGCCAGGGATGAGCCCCGAAGAGATGCAGCGAGTGAGAGAGCAAATCGCCCAGGTCGCGCTGCAGACCTGGAAGGGCGACTAGGGCAGGGCCTGCAAAGTCCAGCCGAATTGAGACGAGAAAACAAGGGAGAGAAAAATGGCCACGATTACTTCCGCCAACCTGGCGAGTGCGATTGTGAAGCTGGTAGCGGCCGATGCGCTTCCGGCGTTGATGGGCAACCTGGTGATGGGCAACCTGGTTACGCGGGACTACGAAGCAGTGTTGGCAAACGCGGGCGACACGGTGAATGTGCCGATTCCGCCGGTGATGACGGCGAACAACATTGCCGAGGGTGGCTCTGTTCAGCCGCAGAACCCGACTTTGGGGAATGCGCAGATTGTCCTGAACACGCACGCGGAAGCGACGTTCACGATTCCGGACGTCACCAAGGCGCTGGCGGTGCCGGGCCTGCTGAAGATGTATATGCAGCCGGCGATGGTGGCTCTGGCCGAGCGGGTTGAGTCGGACCTGCTGAACCTCTACAGCCAGTTCACCTTCAACGCTCCGCTGGGCACAGGCGGCACGGCGCTCACCGAAGCCGTGGTCGATCAGGCGGAGACTTCGCTGTTCAACGCGAAGGTTGCGACTGCCGAGCCGAAGTTCCTGGTCGTGGACTCGAACGGCTACTCGGAATTGCGCCAGATCGACCGCTTCACGGAAGCATACGCGATCGGCCAGCCGACGAATGCCATCGAGAGCGGCGCTGTTGGCCGGTTGAAGGACTTCTACGTGTACCGATCGCAGTTCGTTCAGAAGACGGGCAACCCGGTCACGACGAACAACCTCGCGTTCGCGCGGCAGGCGATCGGCCTGGCCGTCCGCCGACTGCCGAAGCCGCTGCCCGGTACCGGCGCCATCGCCGACTACGCCGAACTCGGCAACTTCGGCATGCGCGTGCTGATGAGCTACCAGCCGAACACGCTGGCGCAGCAGTTCACGGTGGACATCCTGTACGGTTGCGGCGTCTTGCGCAACACGCACGCGGTGCAGGTCCGCAGCTAAACAGGCGGGGACAGGTTATCCCGCAGCCGCTTTCCGACGATGGCGGATTGTGGTTCCTGGGGCCGTGCTGGCGACCAACCGTCAGGGAGCATTGGCAGGGCGACGGGCTCCGCCAACCTGCCTTTCAAACAGGAGTGGCCAGGCATTGATTCCACCGCTTTCTGAAGGTCGCGGGTCCGTGCCGACCCGAGGATCGCTGTCTTGCTGGGGCGCTTGAATTGCCAGGCGACTGCGGCGACGAGCGCAGATTTGAATTGTGAAGACAGGCGGTGCAAGAGCCGCCGATCAAGGGGAGGCGGCCTAAGAGCCGCCTCTTTCATTTTCAACTAAGGCCGAAGGGAGCACTGAGATGGATCTGAGGCAGTACTACAAGAAGTTGCACGAGCTTGAATCAAAGATGCCCGAAGCGCACGTTTTGGTGGTGAGCGAGGAGACGGGCGACGGCGGCAAAGAAGGAGTGATCACCGAAGTGCCGCGAAGGAACGCGTGCCAACTCATTCTGGAAGGGCGCGCGAGGCGGGCGGACCAGAAAGAGGAAGATCAATTCCGCACGCAGGAGTCGCTGCAGCGGGATGAGTTTCAACGGTCGAAGGCCGCCGCGAGAGTGCATGTGCAGTTGGTGAATGGCGAGATATTGAAACCGGCTCCGGCAGCGAGCGGGAAATAGGAGGCACAACGTGGCCCTGCTTGTAGACGGCTCATGGTGCGAGGTGGATGATCTGCAGGCCTATGACGTCAGCGCCACAACAGTCGCCGACGAGGAAGGCATCGATCTTGCGGCGAAGATGTCGCTGTCGGAGGCGTGGATCACGGATCGAGTGGACGCATTCCTGCGTTGGGAATCGGCGCTAAAGAAATGGAACGCCGTGATAGATGAACCACTGAAAAGGTGGCACATGGCGAACGTGCTGGCGATGTTGTACCGGGATGCTTCCTTCAGCCAAGTAAACGACCGATTCGAGAAGAAGTGGAAGGCCTTCCAACAGGATGCCGCCGATCGGAAGGCCGAGTACTTCCTGGCGGGAGTACCTTACGTGGGTAATCCGGTACGGCAACCGAGCGCACCGGCAGTGAGCGTGATTGTTGGAGTTCAGCCAGCGGCGGCGTATGCGGTTGCAGTCACGAGAGTGGACGGGGCGGGGCGCGAAAGCGCGCCATCGGAGTTGACCGCGGTCCAAGCGCCAGCCGGCAATGGGATCACCGTGTCGGCCAATGGGCTGCAGGCGAGCGACCGATGGAATGTGTATGTAACGACCGGCGACGAACCGATGCAGAAGCAGAACAGCGACGCGCTGAATGCGACTGCGACATGGGCCTTATCAGCCAGCGGATTGTTGGCGGGACAATCAGCCGGCGACGGCCAGACTCCGGATGGACGA